CCGGAAGCTGGAGGCACAACTCCAGAAGCTGGAGGCACAACTCCGGAAGCTGGAGGCACAACTCCGGAAGCTGGAGGCACAACTCCAGAAGCTGGAGGCACAACTCCTGAAACCGGAGGTGGTACAGGAACTGGAGGTGCAGGTGACGGCACAACTCCAGAAACCGGAGGAACACCCCCAGCAGGTGATGAACCTGTGGAGCCAGAACCCGGTGCAGGAGAACCTGAGCCAGAAGACGGTGGTGCAGGTGGTGGCGGTATGTTAACTGGAGCACCGTCTCAGGTAGCAGTACCTACAGGAGGTCTAATGTTGCAACAGGCTCAAATGATTTTACCACCTAAGAAAGACTACATGGCTGCTCTAGACGGGCTCCTTTCTGAACTATATAAAGGTACAGTATGACGTATTTAAACCTAGTAAATAATGTACTACGTCGTCTTCGTGAAGATGAAGTAACGTCCGTACAGGAGAGTACCTACAGTAAAATGGTAGGGGACTTTGTCAACGACGCCAAACGTATTGTAGAGGACTCTTGGGACTGGTCGGCGTTACGTACAACACTAACGATTACAACAACTGCTGACGTTTTTAACTATGTGCTTACTGGTAGTCAAAACAGAATTAAAGCACTAAACGTCATCAACGACACTGCTAACTTGTTCATGGAGTACAAGACAGCTACATTCTTTGACGAGGCGTATTTGATATCTGAGCCACGCACTGGAGCACCTACGTACTATACGTACAACGGTGTTGACAGCGACGGAGATACGCAGATAGACATTTACCCTACACCAGAAAAAGCGTACACCATTCGTTTTAACTGTGTCAAAAGAACAGCTGATTTATCTGCAGACGACGACCAACTAACAGTACCTACTATGCCAGTGCTGCATTTGGCTATTGCGTTGTTAGCCCGTGAGCGTGGTGAGACAGGCGGTACGTCGGCTCCTGAGTACTTCAACATTGCTAATCAGTACTTGTCTGACGCTATTGCACTAGACGCTCAAAAGCATCCAGAAGAAGTAATCTTCTATACGCCGTGAGGTAGCTATGGCTCAACCATTACAAAGTATTAATCTTGTAGCACCAGCTTTTAAGGGAATCAACACAGAAGATTCTCCTTTGGCTCAGGACCCTTCGTTTGCTGAGATTGCGGACAACGCAGTAATTGACAAACGTGGTCGTATTGCTGCACGTAAGGGCCACAACCTTATTACAACAAATAAGACTGTCTTAGGTACAGCGTCTCTTAGGGCAATCAAAGAGTTTAAGGACGACGCAGGCAACACCAAAGTTTTTTCTGTAGGCAACAACAAAATTATTAGCGGTACAACTACGCTTGTTGACGAAACTCCCGGCAGTTACACCATTACTGCTGATAACTGGAAGATGGTAAACTTCAACGACAAGATTTACTTTTTCCAACGTAGTTATGAACCCCTTGTGTACGACAACGCAGGAGGCTCTGTAGTTAAGCTGAGTACAGTTTCTGGTGCTGCAGGTGTTACTAGTGCTATTTACGGTAACGAAGTCCTAGCGGCCTATGGTAGGCTCTGGACAGCTGACTTTGGTGCTGACGGTTCTACCGTCTACTGGTCTGACCTTTTGATAGGCCATGACTGGTCCGGAGGCACTAGTGGGTCTATAGACATATCTAAAGTATGGCCTGACGGTCACGACGAGATTGTAGCACTGGCTGCACATAACGGTGCCTTGATTATCTTTGGTAAGCACAGTATTGTTGTTTATAATGGTGCTGAAGCCCCAGCTACAATGGCCTTGGCTGATACTGTAGCAGGTGTCGGCTGCGTTGACCGTGACACTGTACAGTACACTGGTTCTGACGTTTTGTTCTTGTCACACACTGGACTCAAAAGTTTTGGTAGGACAGTACAAGAAAAGTCCATGCCTATCAGCAGTTTGTCCGACACAATTACTAAAGACATCATTAATCTGCTCCAGAACGAAACAGAGTTTTACAGGTCTGTCTATAGTCCTGAAGAAGGTTTCTACCTGTTGTCTTTTGTAGGCCAAAACGTTACGTACTGTTTTGACGTAAGAGGTACGTTAGAAAACGGTTCTTATCGTGCAACACGTTGGCCCGGCACAGGGTTTACGTCCTATGGCAGACTTGAGGACGGCACACTGTACATAGGCACTACAGAAGGCATTAGTGAGTACGACGGCTACAGCGACAACGGAACCAAGTACCGTTTTAAGTACTACAGTCCGGGTCTGACATTTGGTGACCCGTCAATGCTAAAAAGAGTCAAGAAGATTAGACCAACTTTAGTGGGCGCTAACAGTGCTACAGTATTCCTAAAGTGGGCCTACGACTTCGACACATTCTACAGAACTGCAGAGTTTACTGTAGGCAATCAACAACCCGCTTTTTACAACGAAGACGAATTCAATGTGGGGGAGTTTACTGGTGGTGAACTTACGTCACGTAGAGCAGTCAACGCTACAGGAGGGGGTGGTGTTATTACTATCGGTCTGGAGGCAGATATTAATGGTTTTGCTTTGTCTCTTCAGGAAATCAACGTATTAGTTTTAAAAGGTAAAGTACTATGAGCAACTATAGTAAAACTACTGACTTTGCCGCTAAAGACAGTCTACCTTCCGGGGACAGCGGTAAAATCATCAAAGGCGCTGAATTTGAAACAGAGTTTGACGCCATATCAACAGCTATCGCTACCAAGGCAGACATAGCATCACCAACATTTACAGGGACAGTAACAATTCCTGCACTGACGTTTACAGGTACACTGTCGACAGGAACTATTGACGGAGGTACTTACTAATGAGTAACTGGTGGGACGACTGGGGAAGTAACGTAGCGGGAGGCCTTGGTACAGCGGCAGGTGCTGCCTTAGCTTATCAAGGCTACGAAGACTTAGGTGACATTGGTAAAGAAGCCTTGCAACGCTTTGCCACAGGTTACGAAGGTGAGCCGTCGTTAGCTGACAGAATTTCAGGAATGCTTGAGTTTCAACCTTACACAGTGACTACTGCTACTGGTGGTAGGTTTGGCATGACTCAAGACCCAACTACAGGCCAAATGACTTACGACATGTCGTTGTCTCCTGAAGAACAGGAGTTTCAACGTCGTCGTTTAGAACAGTCAGGTATGTTCTTTGACCAAGCAGCTATGCCCACATCAGAACGTGAGCAGCAAGTGTTTGACCGTATGATGACTGCTATGAGTCCTAGCCAAGAACGTGAGCGTTTGGCTCTGGAGCAACGCTTGGCTGCACAGGGACGTCTAGGCACTCAAACAGCTGCCTTTGGTGGTACTCCAGAAGCATTGACGCTTGCTAAGGCTCAAGAAGAAGCACGTAACCAAGCTATTCTACAGGCTATGGAGTTTGCAGGAACAGAACAAATGCGTCAGTCACAACTTGGGGCAGGCATGTTAGGCGCTAGTTATACACCACAAGGTCAATTAATAGGTGCAATAAGTCCCGGAATGACCGCAGCAGAACAGCGTCGTGCAGCAATGTCAGAACAAGCTAAGTCCTACGGAGAAACGTACGCTGCTGGTCTCAATGCGTTGTTGTCGTCTGCTTTAGGGCAGGCTAACATTGCTGGAGGCTTTGGAACTTCTCTTGCAGAAGGCTCTTTAGGCGGACTCTTTAGTTAAAAAGGAATATAATCATGGCTAGAATATCAGAACAGTTGTTGGCTGGGTTAGCAAGACCAACCATGGCACAAGGTATGTTTGACCTTGGTGCTGCCATTGGTGGTGTTCCGGGTCAGATGAAACAGAAACGACGACAGGATGAGTTTAACGAGATTATGAAAGTGGGTCAGGCGGCAATGACTCAAAATGATCCCGTTAACCTGTCTCGTGTAGCGCAGCAGTTGGCTTCTCTAGGTTACACTAAAGAGTCACAACAGTTTGCTCAAGCAGCACAACAGGCAAACCTAAGAATGCAACAACAGGAAAGAGTTAGTGGTTTGTTGACTCAGGCTGGAAGTAAAGAAGGTCTTACTAGAGAAGCGGTTCAATCTTTTGTAGATGCTGGAGGAAATTTAGCTAACATTCCTATTGTAAGGGAATTAGAAAAACAATATGATGAGCCTTTACGTGAAAAAGGCCGTGGACGTTTACGTGCTATGGCACAAATGGAGCTTTTTGATCCACAAGATCCCGGAAAATTACAAGGCTATAAAAATGTTGCAGAAAGACATAAGGTTTCGTTTAACGAGGCTATGCAAATTTTAGCTGAAGAGCGTGGCACTGAAATTGAAAGAGCTAAAATCAGAAGCACAGCAGCAGGAAAAGCAGGTACAACTACTTTTGCTGGGGCGGACAAATACTTAGATAAAAGAAATTTGGAGTATAGAGTAACTGAAGTGCGAGACCCTACAGGGGAAGGAAAAGTTAGGACGGAATACCAGCCTGTAGGTCACAGGATACCCTACGCTTTTTCTTATGAAGACGAAGAAGGAAACATTGTTGACAACAGGCTTACTGAAAAAGGCGGAGCCTACGGAGAAACAGCGGAACAAAGAAGCGAGAGGCGTAAAAAAGAAGAAACAGCAGAGGCACAGATTGATGTTACTAAAGCAGTAACCATTGAAGAAGCTAAAGACTTTAATAAGCAAAAGATAAAAGCTGCAGAGCGCCTTACTGCTGTTAATCAAGGCTTAGAAAAAGTAAACGCCATGCTACAAATTGTTGACGGTCTTAATACGGGCAGCACCTTAGCTCAGATGTCAGATTTAGTGCAAACAGCCCTTGGTTATAGAGAAACTGATAGAGGTGTTTTTGAAAAACTGGCGCTTCAGCTTGTTGCAGATAACATCAAAACCTATGGTTCTAATCCTTCAGACGGAGAACGTGCAGCAGTACAAGCAATGCTTCCTAGTCTAGAAAATACTTCGGCAATTAATAGGGAAATTTTAGAAATGGCTAGAGGCCGTTTCACAAAAGAAAGAGCGGCTATTAATTATATACAACAGGAAGGCATGACTCTAGAAAAGTACGTAAAGTTTGTAGACAGTCTGTACCCTTCAGGAGAAGATGGGGTTGATCCCGCAACAGGAAACAAAGTAGTTGACATTAACGACATACCATAAGGCATAGACATGGCAGAACAAGAGTTGATGGACGTTAAGTTTGCCAACGGCAACGTCCTTAAAAATGTTCCCGTAGGTACTTCTAAAGAAGTTATCCTTGACAAGGCAATGAGTGCTGGTCTTATTACTAGCATGGACCAAACTCCCGGAGGTAAGACTGCAGGCGAAAAACTTAGAGACTTTAGTTTAGAAAACATAGACATACCTGCTGGCTTTGCTGGTTCTTATGCAGGAGCCAAAGGCGCTGCTTTAGCTACTGGAGGTAATCCTTACGCTATCCTTGCAGGGGGTATCGTTGGAGGTGCAGCAGCCACTTATGGTGCTGAATCGCTAGAGGATTTTCTACAGGGTGAAGAAATAGATCACTACAACGCAACTAAGCAAAGCTTGATAAGCGCTGGTATAGAAACTTCTGTGTTACTAGCCACAAAAGGACTAGGAAGACCTCTTGTTAATCTTATTAAAAGAAACACTTCACTTGGAAAATCTCCTGACGAAACAGCAAAGGAGTTATTAGAAAGCACTCCTATGGGCGAAGCCGTTGCTGGAAGCGAAGAGTCTATACGTGCTTCTCAAGCACTTCTTGCTGACAAAGACGCTACTTTAACTCCTTTTCAAGCTACTCCGGGTCAAGAAAAAGCGCTGACACAAAGAGTTGCTGATACTGGTATCTTGTCTCAAGGAATAGGCCAAAGAAATTACGACAGGGTTAATGAGGCTGTTCAAGAGTATTTTGACGAGCTTCTTGCGGGCGTTGGAAGAGAAGGTATTCAACCTTCTGTTTTAGGCGAAGAACTATATAGCGTTATTAATTCTGGTCGCCAAGCAGCCTTTAAAGCTTACGACCAAGGGATGAACGACGTAATTTCTGTGGTGGGTAAGTCAAGGCTTAGTACTAATGGTTTTAAGAGGCAGGTTGAGCGCTTTATTAAGTCTAACCAAGAAGGTGGAGCTAAAAGAGGATTCAACATGCTCCAAGAGGACACCCAAAAGTTTGCTAGGTCCGTTATTGAAGACTTAGACAGAATGAAAAACATGTCTGCTTCTACACTCATTAACTACGAAAAGAAGTTAATGAAGGAAATGAACAAGTTCAGCGAGTTAGGAGGAAATTCTTACAACAGTGAGGCTGCTAGAGAATTAGCTCAGTTGTCAGACCTTATTCGTACAGCTGTACAACGGGAGCTTCAACGTATAAATCCTACAGCAGCGGCTGAGTACGCAGCGGTTAAAAGAGCTTACGGAGAAACTATCGAAGGGATTCTTCCTACAAACCTCAAAAACATAGTGGCTAATGCCAAACAAGGCGAGTATGCTGCTTTAGGTCAGATTGCCGCTTCTTCAGGAAGTTTAGATAAACTAAATTCAATGATGAAGTCGATAAAAACTTCCCATGCTGAAATAATTAAGGCAGGAGGAACGCCACCTATTCCATTAGACGAGGCGATTGAAAAACTCCAAGAAGGTTATTTGAAGCAGTTGATGCCTGATTTAGGTACTGAAGCTTTTGACATACAGACTTACAAGAAGCTTGCTGCTCGTTTTGAAAGAGGTAAAGACGCAGAAAAACTAAAGTTAATATTTGGTGACAAAGAGCCTAAAATACGTCAGTTGTTTAATCTTATGTCAGAAGCGTCTCAATTCCCTACAAGCAACATTGGAGAACTAATGCTGAGATCTAAGGAATATAAGGCTGTTGGACAAGTAGTAGGCGTAACAGGTTCAGTATTATCAGCAACGGGAGGTACACTAGCTGGAGGAGCTACTGGAGGTCTTATAGGCGGCGCTACAATTCTTACGCTTCCTATCTTTTTAGCTAAAGCTGCTTATAAGCCAGCTAACGTAAACAGGCTTATTGCCTTTCAAAATAAAAACTTCGCATCTAGAGACGCAATGATAGCTGCTGCAGGAAACTTAGTTGCTGATATTATGATGTCATTACCTGAAGAAGACCAAGCAGAAATACGTAACTATATACGACGACAAGACGAAGCAAACAAAGAAGCTGCTGCAGAACAAGTGTCTGCCCCTATGCGTAACATGGTGATGTAGGCACTACAGACGCTCAAGCACCCACCTCAAACCCATGATCTCTCCTCGTATCTCGTTGTTACGGGCTGCGGGGATAGACTTGGTTAACTTGTTTTCAAGTACTTTGATGCGTACTTCGATGTCACGTTTGATGTTCATGTATGTACCTTAAGTAAAAAAGGGGGACCGAAGTCCCCTTAAGTTTACAACTCGCAGTTATTACCCGTACAGGCTAACTGCTGTGACCCCTCTGTCATATCAGAGTTCTCAGAGATGTTCCAGTCAATCGTCTCTGGGAATTCCTCCTTCAGCTTCTCGTAGGTTTCCATGTCAATGGGTTCGTAAGGAGCTTGTTGGTACGTATGTTCGGAATAGGGCAGGAAACTAATGCCACTAATTTTGTCGAACTTGTTGTACAACCACTGTCCTACCTCTAGGAATTCATTATCACGGTAGTAGCATGTCATGGACGGCTTATGCTCACACCAGTAGTCCTGATAAATCTCCCAAAGTTCTAACTGCTCCATAGCACCCATCTCAGAGGCCACTACAGCCCCCTCAGGGGACTTTATGGGGAAGGAGAATACCTTGGTAGTGGGTGACATAACGTCGTCCTCTACAGGCACTCCTGCGGCTTCTAAGACCTGACACAGAGGGTCTCTTGAGTCTGCTCTTACTCGTCTAATGTACTGATCTGAGTATCTAGGATGGATACCAGAAGCAGAATCAACAAGCTGAGAAACAGTACCGGAAGGCTTAACAGCAGTAATAGCGGTAGAAACATTAATACCAAGGCGTTTCGCCCATTCTGCATTAGCTTTAATCGCTTCTTCTTTGAGTTCAGTAAGCCAAGTCTTGAGTACACCTTTGTCTCTCCTTCCTGATAGAGTTGGATGATCCATGATACCCGTCAACGACACACCAAGTAGTGCTTCTTCTTCGGTGTTGTTCTTCCACACCTTACGTAGGTAACGAAAGTCAGTCAAGGTAGCCTGAAGAGTCCCAAGGACAGCTGCAACACGTACTTTTCGTTTGAGGTCTGACAACGTATCGGACGCCCTGACAACAACTTCTGATAGATTACAGAACTGGTAAGGTCGGAGGATGATTTCGCTACATGGATTAGTTCCAAAATCATAGGTAGCATCTCGTCGCTCGTTCTTTGCAGCTTGTTTTTGACTTGCGACTCTAGAGAACATAC